GCAAGAAATGCAAAAGCTGGGGGCAAGAGCGCAAGAAAAGATCACCTATCTTGAAAACCATATCAAGAAAGCGCCTCTTAACCAGGCGGAGCGTGAAGCCCTAGCGATTGGTCTAAACAATGCCGATAGCATTAATGCAATGGTCAAGTTTATCCAAGGATATACAAACGAAGGCATACCGACAGAACCCGTTGTTGCAACGCCAGAAATGAATGTCCAAGACCTTCGCCAGGCTATTGCAGACCCTCGATGGCAGAGTGATCCGGTATGGCGCACAAAGATCGAACAACAATGGGCAGCGGCCAACAGCTAGATATTGTTGCAATATGGCAGACTTGCGTGTATATGTGGTGTAACGGCTAACCGCTGCGCGGCCCGTTGATGTGGTAAACCACTGGTTGGCGCGGCCACTTTCGCGCAAGCGACTGCCCGAGATACATCGGCTAACAGTAAGCGTTTTAATGGAAACCTAATAGGAGGCTTCTGCTATGGCGCAGAGTATTACTAACGCCTTTGTAACTCTTTTTGACGAAGAAGTTAAACAGGCATATCAGGGCGAAGCCCTACTTCGCGGCACCATGCGTTCACGTTCTGGTGTCCAAGGTAACACTGTAAAGTTCCCGAAAATCGGTAAAGGTGTTGCCACAGTTCGCGTTCCACAAACAGACGTTACACCGTTGAACGTGACTTATTCACAAGTAACAGCGACAATGACAGACTACATTGCGGCTGAATACTCAGATATCTTCCACCAATCACATGTGAACTTTGATGAGCGTCGTGAGCTGGTTCAGGTTGTATCTAAGTCAATCGCTCGTCGTATGGACCAGATCTGCATCGACGCTCTAAACGCTGCATCTTCACCGTCTACAGTGGCAACATCTGTTGGTGGCGCGGCGTCAAACATGAACATCGATAAGCTTCGTGCGGCGGCAAAAGCGCTGAACGACAACAATGTCCCGGCTGAAGGCCGTCATTTGTTGATGCACTCATCACAGCTTGACGCTCTACTAGGTGAAACAGAGACAACATCTTCTGATTTCGCTACAGTAAAAGCGCTTGTTCGCGGTGAGATCAACCAGTTCATGGGCTTCAACATCATCACAATGGGTGATCGTGACGAGGGTGGTGTTCCAAAACCATCTACACGTTCTTGCTTTGCATGGCACCAGGACTCAATGGGTTATGCTGAGTCAATGTCTCAGAAGTCAGAAGTAAACTACATCCCAGAGAAAACATCGTTCCTAGTAAGCTCAATGTTCTCAGCGGGTGCGGTTGCGATTGACGACGAAGGCATCGTCAAGATCTCATGTACTGAATAAGGAGACTGAACAATGGCTTTCGATAAAACAGGTTTTGCAACCATTGGAGCATCTAAGAAAGGCTCTGCGCCTTCTATTTACTCCTATCAAACCGCTGATACCATTGCAGACGTAAACACAGAGGGTTACTTCAACGATTTGTCAGACACTCTGGCAATCGGTGATTTGATTTATTGTGTTACATCTACTGGTGGCACTCGTGTAAGCACACTGACGCAAGTTCTATCAAACACTGGTGGAGTTGTGGACGTTGCTGACGGGACAACACTAGCCGCAACAGACGGTGACTAATACTCCGAGGGGCTGGGAAACTGGCCCCTTACACTTACCTGGAGGGTTATAATGGCAACTGGTGATACTGACGTTTCAATTTGTTCGGATGCTTTGGTCCTCTTGGGCGCTTCCCCTATTTCGTCTTTTACAGAAGGCACTGACGCCGCCCTGGTGTGTGACCGACTTTATCCAGATATTAGGGATTCGGTTCTAAGTTCTTATATCTGGTCCTGGTCGATCACCAAGACGCAGATATCCCGGCTATCCACTGCCCCGACAAATGAATGGCAATATGCCTATCAGCTTCCCGGAGACATGCTTTCCGGTGTTCTAGCTGTATTTGAAACAAGCGGGACTACTGAACGCCCTCGGCGCTATGGCTGGGAGATATATGGCGATCAGCTCTATACCAACATGGAAACCGTTTATATCGACTATCAACAAACGGTAACAGAAAGCAAAATGCCGCCTTATTTTGTGCAGCTTCTAAAGTTTGCCCTGGCATCTGAATTGGCGATTGTCATAACAGACCAAGGATCTAAGGCAGAATATTTCTATGCAAAAGCATACGGAAACCCTGGTGAAAACGGACGCGGTGGTGAAATGCGTAAGGCAATGAACATCGATGGCCGTGGCCAGGCAACACAGATTGTTGAGGATTATTCGCTAGTTGAAGTGAGAAGCTAAATGCGCGTTACACAGTTTCAAACAAACTTTTCGGTTGGTGAACTGGACCCACTACTTAGAGCGCGTACAGATCTCGATCAATATCAGAACGCCCTCGAGGAGGCGCTGAATGTCATTGTGCAGCCACAAGGCGGTCTAAAGCGTAGGGATGGCCTAGAATTTATCTATAACCTGGGAGAAACCTTTACAGAGGTAAAGCTTATCCCGTTTGAGTTTAGCGTTACTGATAGTTATCTTTTGGTCTTTGTGAATGGTCGTATTTATGTGTTCAAGGGCGGAACGCTACAGACAAATATAAACGCATCTGGAAACGATTATATTACTGCTACAGATATCACTGCGGCCATGCTCGATGAGTTAGAATACACACAGGCCGTTGATACGCTTATTCTTTGCCATGAGGATCTGCAAACAAAACGCCTGGTGCGCAACAGCGATACAAGCTGGACCCTGGAAAACTTACCGCTGACCAACTTGCCACAGTATGCCTATGCGTTTGATACTCACCAGCCAAACTTTACAATCACGCCTAGCGCGGTTGATGGCAACATTACGATTACTGCATCTGCTGTTACAACTGACACTGGAACTGCCCAAGCTGGTGGCGCGGATACAATTACCCTCAAAGCGGCAACCAGCTACACATCTGATGATGATCCCAATGGGATGTTCATTACCTTAACATCTGGCACTGGATCAGGCCAAACGCGCCATGTTGAGGATTATGTGGCGTCAACGAAGGTACTAACGGTTTATCCAGCCTGGGATACAGCGCCAGACAATACAACCGGATACAAGGTAGAAGCTTTTGCAGAGGCGGCGGTAGGTGAATATGCCCAGGTCACAAGCACCTTTGGCCGGGCAAGATACGTTGAGTTTTCTAGCTCCACAGTAATGAAAGCGGTTGTTGAGGTTCCATTCTTTGATAGCAGCGCTGTTGTTGCTGGGGAATGGGAGAGCGAACACGGCTATGAAGATGTTTGGTCTAGCACCAGGGGGTGGCCTCGATCAGCAACTTTCCATGAGGGTCGCTTATATTTTGGCGGGTCTAAGTCCCGGCCCAACACAGTCTGGGGATCTCGAGTTATAGATTACTTTAACTTTGATCCAGGCACCGGATTGGATGATGAGGGCGTAGAGGCCACGATCAACACCAATCAGCTCAATAGCATCGTAAACATCGTTGCATCGGCTGACTTGCGGATCTTTACTACTGGTGGGGAGTTCGTGGTTATACAGTCAGAGGATAGCCCAGTAACGCCTTCCACCTTCCTTGTACGGCCACAAACGCGCCAAGGATCAAAACCAGGTGTGCCTGTTGAGGATTTAAATGGTGCTTCGATCTTTGTCCAACGCCAGGGTAAATCACTAAATGCGTTTCAGTTTGGGTCAAACACAAAAGCATATCAGATCCAACAGCTTTCTGTTCTATCATCCCACCTAATTAAAAACCCGGTAGATCTTGCCGCGCGTCGATCAACGTCAACAGACGAAGCTGACAAGGTTTTTGTGGTAAATGGTGATGATGGGTCTATGACTTGCTATTCGATCTTGGTGGGGCAGAATGTGATATCTCCCAGCAAGTTCACAACAGACGGGGACTTCATTGCGGTAGCGGTAGAAAACACGGAGGTTTATGCCGCTGTCAAAGCACCTATCATTGATTGGAATACTACAGACGGACTTGCTAAAGCTATCAAAGATATTGCTGATGGCGTCAAAGATGCAAGTGATGGTGGCGTATATGCTTGGCTGCTCGAACAAGTTGATACTGGTGGCGGTTCATATCCAAGAGCTGATCTTGGCAGAAATCAAGTGGTAGGCTCTTTAGATGCTGCATTCTGGGAATCTTATGGCGCGGGTAGTTTGGTTGTAACCTTTGACGGGAGTGGTGTGGTTACTCAAATACAAGTTATCTCTAGTATTATTACCGTAACTATCACCAATGATGTTGAATATATTTACAATCGAATACTTGAGTTTCAAAAGGCTTTCTGGGTAGCGTATGCGGCAGGGG